TGGCTAAACAAGGACTCTATGCAAACATCCATGCAAAACGAAAAAGAATCGCAGCAGGAAGCGGTGAAAAAATGCGTAAAGCAGGAGCAAAAGGAGCACCCACAGCCAAACAGTTTAAACAAGCAGCCAAGACTGCAAAGTCTAATAAAAAATCTCGGTGATTGTGTCTGATGATTCACCTTGCAATGGTGTTTGTCGTATGAAAAACAATCATTGTATCTCATGCGGTAGAGACTACGAAGATTTAGCACAATGGTTATATATGTCTAGAGAAGCTAGACTAGAAAGAATGGAACAATTAAAAAATGGCAACTCTTGAAGAAATATTAAGAGCAATAACACAAACACCAGAGCAATCTGCAAGTATTGGTGCATCTGGTTATTATTCAACTCCACAAGGTGATGTCGGTGGAGAATTAAATAGCGATTATACTCAAGCTATGCAATATCAAGATATGGTTAGGCAAATGAATATGCCAAAAGAAGTATTAAATTATAATGATATACCTATAGACCAAGACCCATTTCAAGAATACGGTGGAAGAATATCAGCTAATATTCCATTAGATTTACAAAAAAAGATTAATGTCGGTTTATCAGGACAAGGATTTAATAGTCCATATTATACAGAACAGTTTAGACCAACAGGTGTAGATGCAACATATCAATCAGGTAATACTGGTTATGGTATGAGTTATGAACAATTATCTCCAGAACAAAAGAGATTACTATTTAGTATATTTAAAGAATTTTAAACTAAAGGAGCGATGACCCATATGGAGTCGCAATCAATAGATACAGGGTATAGACCTCGTGCCCCACAAAAACAGATACACCAACTCGTTAAGAACAACCGTTTTTCAGTAGTGGTTGCTCATAGACGAATGGGCAAAACCGTATGTGCAATTAACCAACTGATACATTCAGCGTTAATTTCTGACAAAGCTAACCCTAGATTTGCCTACATTGCACCAACTTACAATCAAGCGAAACGAGTGGCTTGGGATTATCTCCTTGAGTACACCAGACCGCTAGGAGGTAAAGCAAACATTGCAGAACTACGAGTGGATTTTATGGGTCGCAGGATTTCTTTGTATGGAGCTGATAACCCAGACTCTCTTCGAGGTATCTATCTTGACGGCTGTGTTATTGATGAGATAGGTGATGTCAACCCTTCTTTGTTTACAGAGATTTTACGACCAGCATTAGCTGACCGACAAGGTTACTGTATTGCAATGGGAACACCTAAAGGTCAAAACCATTTTAAAGACTTAAGAGACAGAGGCGAAAAAAACGAAGGTTGGTCTTTGCTTGAGTTTAGAGCATCAGAAACAGAATTACTCCCTAAAGAAGAATTAAAAGCTGCCTATGATGAAATGGGCGAAGATAAATACATGCAAGAGTTTGAGTGTTCTTTCCAAGCTCCTGTTGAAGGTTCTTACTATTCTAAACTCATACATGATTTAGAAGAAAAAAATAGATTAGTGTCTATAGAACCAGATGGTTTAGCGAGAACATACACTGGCTGGGATTTGGGTATGTCTGATTCTACAGCAATCTGGGTAGCACAACTGGTCAACAAAGAGATAAGGTTAGTCGACTATGTGGAAAATCATGGTGTTGGTCTTGATTATTATGTGAGCTGGTTACAAGAAAACGATTGGATGTATGCAACACACATTCTTCCTCATGATGTTGCCGTTAGAGAGTTGGGTACAGGTAAGTCGAGAAAAGAAATGTTGGAAGATGCTGGATTACAAATCACAGTAGCACCCAAACTTAATGTACATGATGGTATTCAATCAGTCAGACGAATACTACCACGATGCTGGTTTGACCCAGAAAAAGTAAAACAAGGATTAGATGCTCTACGAAACTATCGCAGAGTGTTTGATGAGAAAAGAAATGTATTTCATGACCGACCGTTACATGATTGGTCATCACACGCAGCCGATGCGTTTAGATATTTAGCAGTAGGTTTAGACGAGTCTCCTATGGAGTCATGGCACAAACCTATTACAGTCAACAATAAATGGATTGTTTAGATGAGCGAAAAATTAAAAGCAATATTAGAAAATGAGATAGAAGATGCTATCGGTTATCTTGAAACGGAAACCACCGATGAAAGACAACAGGCACTCGAATACTATCTTGGCGAACCTTACGGTAATGAGGTAGAAGGTAAATCTCAAATCGTAACTCGTGAAGTTGCAGAAGCAGTGGATGGTGCATTGCCACAACTCATGCGTTTATTTGGTTCAGGCGACAAAGTTGTTTCATTTGAACCAGTCAATGATGGCGACCAGCCTTTTGCTAAACAAGCCACAGAATATGTAAACTGGGTGTTTAATAAAGATAACGATGGTTTTCTTATTATGCACAACTGGTTTAAAGATGCCTTACTACAAAAAGTAGGTATAGTTAAAGCATACTGGGAAGATAAGATTGATGTTAAGAAAGAATCATACAAAAACTTAACAGACGATGAGCTGATGATTCTGATGCAAGACCAAGAAGTAGAAGTGGTCGAGCAAGAAACAACAGTCATGCAAGAAGCTGTGTTTGATGAAATGACAGGTATGGAAGTATCACCAGCGATTGTTTCTCATGATGTTAAATTAAAGAAAACAACTAACAATGGTAAGGTTGTAGTAGAAAATGTACCACCAGAAGAGTTCTTAATTAGTAAGCGTGCAAGAACCATTACTGACTCACCTTTTACTGCACACCGTAAAATGATGACTCGTTCAGAGTTAATTGCTATGGGTTACGCTGAAGATGTTGTTATGTCTTTAGCCACTGGTGATGCACTAGAGTTTAGTCCAGAACGAATTGCTCGATACTCTCGTGGTGAACAACCAACCGATATGGATTCTGATGATGAATCGATGCAGTTAGTTGAAGTGTTTGAGTGCTACTTAAAAGTAGATGAAGACGATGATGGTATTGCTGAATACAGACGAGTCGTCTATGCTTCTCATGAAATATTAGAACAACATGAATGTGATTACAATCCATTCCATTCTGTATGTCCAATTCCTATTCCTCATAAATTCTATGGTCAGTCTTTAGCAGACAGAGCAATGGACATTCAGTTGATTAAGTCAACAGTCACTAGACAAATGCTAGACAACCTCTATCTTACTAACAATTATAGAGTGGGTGCAGTAGAAGGACAAGTCAACCTAGATGACCTATTAACCTCTACAGCAGGTGGTGTCATTAGAATGAAGAATCCTAATGCCATTGTGCCATTAACAGTACAATCTTCTGCTGGACAATCATTCCCAATGTTAGAGTATTTAGATAACATCCAAGCTAAACGCACAGGTGTGTCTGACTCGCAACAAGGACTAGACCCTAACTTATTACAGAATGTCACAGCAACAGCCGTATCTGCAATGTCATCTGCATCTACTGGCAAACTAGAATTAGTTGCTCGTATCTTTGCTGAAACAGGGGTAACCTCACTCTTTAGAGGCATCTTACATCTCCTATGTAAATACCAAGATAAAGCTCGTGTAGTTCGTATTAATGGTGAGTTTATTCCTTTTGACCCAAGAGAATGGAAGACTAACTACAATGTGAATATCAATGTAGGTTTAGGTACAGGTCAGAGACAAGAACAATTAGCAACCATGCAAATGATTTTGGCTAAACAAGAACAAATTATTCAACAGTATGGTTTATCTAATCCTCTAGTCAACATTAAACAATACAGAGATACATTAGCTAAATTTATTCATATGGCTGGATTCAAAGACTCTACAGAGTTTATGAATGAAATTACACCAGAGATGAACGCACAACTATCTCAACCACAACCAGAGAAACCAGACCCTAATACACAGGCAGCACAAATATTAGCTCAAGTGGAAAGAGAAAAAGCACAGCTTAAATCTCAAACAGATGCAGCTAAAGTTCAGCTAGATAGAGAACAAATGCAGTTAGAAGCACAACAAAAAGCATTAGAGCTACAACAAAAAGAAGTGCAACAAACAACTGACTTGGCATTAAAAGAATTAAAAATTCGTTTAGATGCTGAAAGCAAAGATGGTAAGTTAAAAACAGACCAAACTAAAATGATTATGGATGCACTAGAAAAGATTAACAAAATTGCGACAGGTGGACAGTAATGTTACTTAACTTTGGTCTTAATCAATTAGCACCTAGCCTAGACCCTAGTCTACGCAAAACACCTAACATTGTTGCTGCACCACAATCTAATATTGATATTAATGCAATACTAGGATTAGCACCAAGCAAGTATGAAGGTCTACAGTCTGTCGG